TCTTGCCGGAACCGGAAATCCATAATCAGACTCTTCTGTGTCAACAGAATATGACCGATCAGCTGCAAATTTTATTAAATACGCATATAGCCCAGCAGAGAGCTCGCCATTTATGCGATTAAATAAGCGTATCTTACCATCCCAGACGCGATTCTTGTACTGAGGCATAAATTTATAGCCAGGAACAAAAAAACTAAAATATTCAGATAGCTCAGCGGCATACCCAGCCTCGCAATCAACATATAACATACTATAGTCTTTTAAACGTACAACAAATTCAGCCATTATATTTTCTTCTTACATCAAGAAATAGTGGTAGATAATCATGTGTGTTTACTGTAAAGATTTGAGGTTCACTATGATCAACAGTTATAAGAATAACCCCTTGCTTGATAGGAACCCCTGTTCTCTCATAGAAGGCTGCAGCATAAAATGATGCTTGTATAAAGTAGTTGGTAATCCACTCTACCTTCTTAGGTTTACGAGCTGTCTTAAAATCTATAATGGATAGCTCTCCGTCAAACTCGGCAATACAGTCTACCTGACCTGCACATTTAAGTTTATCACTGTAAAGAAACTCTTCCTGAAACCATATATTATTTACTCGTTTATCTATAATCTCTTTAAGATGGCTAAATGTATAGAGATTATTAGGCATAGCCTTGCTATCCCAATCGTCTACGTTATCTAAATAGTCCTCTGCTAACTTATGTACCGAGGTACCTCTTGTAGCAGCTTGATGAGATATTTTATTAGCTTCTTCTTCGCCAACACGCTTACGCCATTTGATGATACTATCCTTACTTAAAATGCTTAAGACTGTAGTAATAGAAGGATAAGCATTACCTTCAGGGGTAAAATACTTACGACCTTTCTCCGTAGTCTTTCTTGTCATTTTAGGTAGGACGATACCATGATCGACGTGGTTAAACATTAGTTACCTGCTTCAAATTGCTTCCATCGTATAATGTTACTAATCGTCTGATGACGCCAGTTAAGATTATTTACTATCTCTGTAAGAGTATCTATAATGGTTTTCCAGTACTGAACTTTCTCTTCACTCTGCTGAATCTCTGGATCACTATCATAATAGTAGTCCATCTCACCTTTCATAATCTTAAGACCATCAAAAGGATCTGGCTCCCAACCTAAAGCTTCGATAGACTCGCGATCCATCTTACCGTTATAGTATAACCATTTTTTCTTAAGTAAAGTTTTTTGCTTGAACTCAGCGCGCTTCTTGGCTAGTTTAGCTTCTGCTAACCATTGTAAGTACTTGGCATGTAATGAAGGAGTTGCTCTTGATGTCTCATCTAAAGCTGTTCTCTCAATAACACTATCCTTCGCCCATTCTTCTAGAATGTATTTCAAGTCCATAATATATCCTCATAATCTATAACAGTATTTAGCTTAGTTCAAAAGTAGTAAATCTAAATGTCGCTGGAAACGTAATATACTGAATATCACCACCAGTTGATTCAAGAGACATGTCTCCAAGACTGGTAGGTATACAATCTGTGTATCTGATTTTTCTAGTTGTATTATTATGACTTGATAAAATAGATAGAGTCATATCAGAGTAAGTTGGAGGCAGAGTAGCAGTTCTACCTAACGGTCTAGTTTCTGCTGTTTGCACTATTCTATTCATCCAGTTGTACATTTCAGTATAAGAATTTAGATTTTCATCAACTATAATTATACATGTTAGTTCGGTAAAAGTCAACTTATCTCCAGCAAAGGCAATTGAAGATATGTTTCTGTAAGGAACTTCCAGAGCATTTACAGATAAGGATGGATGTAAGACTGTCTGACAAAAGAATTCTAAATTAGCAAAATGCTTTCGATCAATAGTTAATTTAAAGGCAGAAGGTTGTAGGTAATTAAGGTTATTTAAACCTGTAGTAGTACCTGTGAGAGAGGTATCTACATCTACAGTAATATTTGTATTTAAATCAGGCATAATATTTCCTAAAAATTCTAACTACTTGTATTTATATGTTTCTTTTTTAGCCTTTTCTGCAGAAAACAGTTGCACTTAGTTCAAAAAGAGTATATAACTAATGTATAAGAAGGAGATATAATATGACTAAGTTTGATAAATCTAAGTTTACTTACCACGGTGGATATCTTGAGTATACAGGTACCTACGAAGGTCAACCAACATGGGATCAAGTAGCTCCTAATTGTCATCCTTCACGTGTAGGTATGGCTAAAGAATTATTTATTGCTCGCTTTAAGTATAGCAATAGCCCTATTAAAATGGGAGCGTTTAAAAGGTTCTTAATAAAAAACTTTACTGTTGAAGAATATGTAGAGATGAGAAGCGGAAATGATATTGATAGCTCTCCTCTAAAAGTCTTAGAGAGAAAAGGTTTCACATACTAGACATAAAAAAAGGGCCGCGTGAGCGGCCCTAGTTGTTTCCGAACTCTTAATTCTTATGTTAAGATGTTGTCTACGCGGAAGATTCTGTAGTACTGGTTGGTTTTCGCAGTAGCCAGACCGTCACGGTTTGCAACGTTGGCTGTATCTACGAATGGGTTTGAAACCATGCCATAACGAGTTTTGAACCCGATACGTGGCTGGAAGTCATTCTCACCAACTGCACGTACCATAGTTAGCGGTACGTATGGGCAATAGAATACACCAGCGTCATATGGGTTAGTACCCTTATAACCTACTGTGATGTAATCAGCAGTTGCATATGGATCGATGTATACTCTCATACGACCATTCAGTACACCTGCGAATGTGTTTCCTGTGTCATCTACATTCAAGTTTGTTGACAATGCTGGAGCATAATCCAAAGAACCTGAAGCAGCCAACGCTGAAGCAACATCTGATGAACAGATCATGATGTTACCTTTACCGCGACGTGTATCTTTCGCGATTTGGTTAGCTTCACGCTCTAGCTGAACGTGCAGACCTTTGAACTTCTCAACTGACCAACGACCATCTGCATCTGTTGCCAGATTGAAGATACCATTGATAGCTGTGTTAGCTGTACCAGCACCAGTTTTAGCTTGGCTGTTGATTGTACGTACAACTTCACGGTTGATTTCTGCCATGATCTCGGTTGACAAGATGTTTGACAGCTCTGATTCTGCATCAAGACCGTGGATAGCTTTCAAGTCTTGTGCAAGCTCGAGTGTGTACTCTGCTTTCAATGCACGTGACTTAGCTGTTACAGTTGCTTTTTCAATGGTGAAACCCATTTCAGCAAACTGTTGACCACCAGCAGCGCCCAGACCTTCAGCTTCTGCAGTTGAATAAAGATCCAAACCTGCCAAAGGATCAACACGGTCATTGTCGATAGAACTGTCAGCAGCTGCATCTGTAACACCAGCTAGACCTGAGGGTGAAGCGCCCATTGCAACTGTACCTGAGTCACCAGCATAGTTAAATGCTGCTTCGTTGAACAATGCTTCATCACCGTTAGTGACACCTGATTTTGTATTTTTGTACTTTGACTTCATTGCGAAGATCAAGCCTGTTGGGCCTGACATTGGCTGTACGCCACATACGTCATAAGCCATCAAGTTTGGCATAGCACGACGTACCAATGAGATTAGTACTGGGTTCCAGTTAGCAACACTAGCAGTTGTTGTACCAGCTTCTGCCAAGAAACCTTGCTCTTGGTTTGACTGCTCTGCAAGAGCTTTTTCTGTGTTTTCTAGGATAACAGCTGTTACTGCTTTTTTGTGGCTGTCGCCGATTTTGCCTGCTGATTCTTCATTAAGAACCGGAGACCATTTCTCTACGAGACGATCATATGTATCCATTATAGGATCTCCTTATCGATTTGATTTTCTAAGTGCTTCGAGGTACTGAGCCATTGCTCCAGAAACTTCTACGGACTCATCTGTGTCCATTTCAGTATCTTCAACAATTGAAGACTCAGCTGTTTTCTTTGCGAAATGAGTTTCTTTGATGATTTTTACTTTCTCAGCGAAAGTGTCTGCATCTTCGAAATCAATATTTTCGACAAATGATGTTAGCTTTTCTACTTGAGTTTCAGCAAGATCTTTAGACGCTTCACGAATAACCGCATCACGCTTAAATGATTCTACTTCTTCTGCAAGCTTCATTGCTTTTGACATAGCGTCATTGAAGGACTCTTCGAGCTCTTCATTAGCTTGTGCCAATTCGTCAACCAGGTCGACTTTGGATTCTGGTACTTCTACATAAGATTCTACGAACAGATCTTTCATCTTGCTCATAAAGCCTTCTGCGATTTCAGTACGCAAACCAGCTTGTACAGCTAATTTGTTTTCTTCCATCCAATTCTCAACAACATAGTTGAGGTAGCTATCTACTTTCTCTACGAGGTCTTCTTTGGTTGAAGCAACTTCTTCCGCTAATTCGGTTTTATATGCTTCTTCTAAACGATCGACTTCTTCTGAAAGTTTTGCTTTTACTGCTGCTTCAAAGATCAAAGCTGTTTTGGCTTTAAACTCTTCTGAAAGAGTTGCCTCAGATTCGACCAATGCATCAAGCTCATTTGAGTAGGAAAATTCTACTTCTGGAGCTTCAACCATCACAGTAGAAGATTCATCAGCTTCTACTTCTTCCATTTTATACATCGCTGTCAAGGCCATTTTGTCCATGCCAGCCATACGGTTGTTCATTGCAGTGATCAGACCAGCTTTAGTTTTTGGCATAGGATCTTGCTTGGTGTTGTCACCTTTGCGCGTCGGCGCTTTTTTAGTGGCTTCACCAGCTTTATCCGTAGCTGCAACAGATTGCTGTTCCGCATTCTTTGGATCGTGAGCTTCTTCGATTCCCTCGTCGAGCTCAATATCCTGATTTTCTACTTGATCAGTCATATTTGACTCCTTATAAGTTAGATTTCAATAACGAGAGGAAATTCTTAAACTCGCGAGTTTGAACCTCATAAAGGTCCGCACGCGGAGCACGCTTAATTTCAGTCTCTATTTTTTCAATTTCTTGAGCTTCAATGATTCCGTTATTCCAGACCCATTCGACACCTTCCATAACTCCATTAACAAAAGCGTTCGGTGCAGATGGATCTTGTACGATATCAACCGTATTAAGAATAAAGTCATCCTTGACATAAGCGGTACCATTCCGCTGCTCAAGGCTACCCATACCACGAGTTGAGACACCTAGTTGAACACCACCTTCGAGAAGACCTTTGACAATCTGACCCATTGGAGTATCCAATATACGTGCCTTACCCATCACATCACTTCCCTCCATTTTGAGATCGGTAATAAGATGAGATACTTTATCTAAGTTAACTGTAGGACCATCTGGATGGTTTAATTCACCTACTGCTCTCTTAGCATTAACCTGTTCTTTGACATATTTATCTACGGCCTTTTCCATGATTGGCTTTGGATAAATTCTGCCATTTCTATTCTTTGATTCTGCTTGGGCGAATACACCTTCGATGATATAGTCTTTTTTACCGTCTTCCTTTGCTTCGACGATACATTGTACATCTGTTTCAGTATATTCTGTAATCAGTTTCATCTAATTGCCCTTAGCTTGCTTAATAAACTCTCTACCCATCTTCTCAGCTTCACGCTGAGTACGATATGCATCTAACCTTTCACCGTCGATATAGGTAACAAATTTA